CAGGCAATGGTCATCACTCCGTACCTGACAGCGGACGCAGGCGACACCGTCGAGTTCTTCGCGACGACGCCCATCGGCGAAGTCAGCATGGCGTTCAACAACGACGACGACCGGATCATGGAAGTGGAGTACGCCGCTGTCGCCGACACGACACAGGCTGACGGCAAACTGCTCGGCCAGATGAACATCGTCTGATCGCCGCTTGAGGACGCTCCCAGCAGTTGATACCCTTGCCGGTATATCTGGCAAGGGTATCAACTTTTGAAGGGAGCCGAAGATGGCAGAAAGTCCTGAGATCATCTCTGTCACACTGACTGACGGGAGGGTCGTGGATGTTGAGCATCTCGACTGGGCCGGTTACAAAAAGCTCCGTCCAAAATTGTCCGAGAAGCTGGCTGATTCCATGACAGCCTTTGACGGGGACGCGGAGATGACCTCGATGGGGATGATGAAGCCTGTCATCGGTCTCCTCGACCAGATTCTCGGGGATTTCACCGAGGACTTTGTGACTGCCTGCGTGCGCGAAAAGAAGTCACTCAAGAACGTCACGAAACCCATCGACTGGCTCCGGCTCAGGGAAGCAGCCGCAAAGGTGAATAACATCACCGAGATTCTGGACATGGAGGGAAACGCAATAGCGGCCAGCGTGAGGATCGTGATGACGAGATTCAACACGCTGGCCGACGATGGTGGACCGGCTTCGAACACACCTTAGCGTTTCATTACGGATGGACGGTCAAGGCGATTGGCATTCTCCCGTGGGTGGAGGTGCTAGACCACGTCGAGCTAATCCGCCGTTCTCTCGGAGAACAGATGCAATGGGATCTGGCAGCGGCATCGTTTGCGCACACGTCCGATTCGGGTCGTCGGAACATACAATCCGGCGTGACCGAATATCTGAAATTTGAACTGGACCGGGGTGGACACCAGAAGGGAAAACACGCCGCCTACGACGCGATGCCGGACGAGGCTAGGCTACTGTCCGTCGGGAGCTGTCTGGAGAATGAAGGAATAGGATTCCTTGACCGACGACCGCATCACCGGAAGTGGCTGGAGGAAAAAGGAATCTCGCCCGACGAGTGTCGCTTGAGTTATACTGAGTGGCGAGCCGAGAATGACGCTGCCAAGGAGCGACGGGCAGCCGGTAGTGATCCGGTGGGTGGAGATGATTGATGGCTGACACGGTCACGCTCGGGACGGTGACGATGAATGGGCCGGTCGGCGGCGGCCAGAGCGTAAGACCGCAAGCACGGTTCGTGTCCGGTCGTACCGTCAACGGGACGACCTACACCTACCAGAAGAACGACCAGACCCAGAACATCTGGGTGTTGTCTTTCAAGGATCTGACCGCTGCCCAGAAGGCTGCGTTGCAGACCTACTTCAACGACGTGGCGAAGGGTCCGAGCAACACGTTCAGCTACACCCACACGGACGCGACGGTTTATACCGGGGTGCGGTTCGTGGACAACGTGCTGGAGTTCTCTCGAATCGACGGCGGTGCGTTCTTCTCCTGCCAGATAAAGTTGCTGATCGCTGCCGAGGTAGACGCATAACTTGTCACGGATGATGACATGGCAACACTCAATCGCCTAGTAACCGTCTTTTCCGCCAACACCACGTCGTTCACCGCCTCGACGAAAAAGATGGCTGTGTCGATGGTCGCGTTCAAGGCGAGCGTGATGTCGGCAGGAAAGGCCGTCAACTCAGCCTTCAACCGGATGGCACTCGTTGCGGGAGTCAGTGCCGGGCTGATGATAAAGCACTACGCCGATTTCGAGAAGCGAATGGCGTCGGTGGGGGCGATCCTCGGAAAAAACTCCCGAGAGATGGGAACCCTGACCAAAGCGGCGAAGCTGCTGGGTCGGACCACGATCTTCACCGCGACGCAGGCTGCCGAGGCACAGCAAGTCTTGGCGATGGCCGGTCTCACCCAAAAAGAGATATTGATGGCACTCGGGCCTGCGCTGCAACTCGCGGCGGTGGGTGAAATTGAAATCGCCCAAGCGGCCGAAGTCGCCGCCAAGACCATGCGGGGGATGGGACTCGACGCAGAGCAGTTGTATCGGGTCAACAACGTGCTGGCCGGAGCGTTGGTGAGCAGCACCACGAACATGACCCAGCTCGGGGACGCGTTGAAATACGTCGCCCCGCTCGCCGCAGCCACCAACACGTCCATCGAAGATACGGTGGCGATGATCGGCACGCTCTCCAGTGCCGGGTTCCAAGGGGAGATGGCGGGAACCGGGCTGCGGCAGGCGATGGCGAAACTGGCCGGTTCGACGCCGCACGCGACCAAGGTTCTTGGTGACTTCGGCATCCAGACGGTCGACGCCAGCAAGAACATGCTGCCGATGTTCGACATCCTCTACCAGATGGAGCAACAGGCACTCTCCGCTGGTCAGGTGTTTGAAATCTTCGGCGCGAGAGCCGGGCCGCAGATGCTCTCGCTGCTGCGCGAGGGCGTCGTGGGGCTGGAAGAATACTCGGCGTCACTGAGGAAAGCCAACGAAGATATGTTGGCGGCCGAGATCGAGCAGGCAAAGCTCGACACCATCTGGGGTGCGTGGAGGCTGATGTTATCGGCCGTCAGCGGGGTCGTCATTGACGCGTCAGAAGACATTGCGGCCACGATTAGAGAGGTGCAGGCGCGGTTCACCAAGTTTTTCGACAGCGTAGAAAGCCGCCAGCGAGTCATCAGGGCATTGTCATCTTTCATGCGTTCGTTCATGGGGACGCTGGAAAGCCTCTTGGGGTGGCTCAACGGTAACTCCGAGGGGGTGATGCGGTTCCTCTCGGCGTTGGGCGGGTTGATGAAATTCATCTTTGATTTTATGTCCACGTACCCAACGCTCATGGCGGCGTTGGTTGCACTAAAGATTGCCGGTCTTCTCGGACTGACAACTGCCGCCCTCTCATTGGGTCGTGCGCTGGTGCATTTGGCTCTGATGTTTACGTCTGTCGCGCCCGCTGCCGCAACCGCGGCAGCCGCAACAACGGCGGCTGGCACCGCAGCAGCGACGGCGGGCACCGCTGCCACAGCAGGCGCGGCGGGATTCTCGGCACTTGCGATTGCGATGGCCCCATTTGCTCTCCTCGCCGCAGGAGTCGTAGCTGGTCAGGGCTTGCTCAAGATGGCGCAGATGGATCTCAATAAAGAGATCGAGGAGGGCGTCCGGCTGACCGACAAGCTGCGCGACGCGCAGATGCGCAGATTCGACGCTGACAAAACAGCGGCAGTCGAAATCGAGGATGTGAAGGATAGGCTGAAAGCACTCGGAGAGGTTCAGGGGGATGTCGCTCAAGCGCACGAGCAATCAAAACAGGCGATCAAGGGATATGAGACTGAGGTGGTGCGTCTCCAAGGGCGGATCTCCCATATCCGCGCGCAGGCCGAAAAAGACAAGACGAGGTCGTTAACGCTGATCGAAATGGGGGTCGGGGCTGGAGGCGCGCAGTACCTAGCCTTTGTGGCAAAAAAGAAGCAGGCGTCGGCAGATTTGCAGGATGAAATCAAGAAAGAGATCGCGCTGAAGAAACAACTTGAGGCGGTCAAGGAAACACTAGCGGAGCAACGGGGGGACATAAATCCTTATACGGGAGAGAGACAATTTACTGCGAAGCAGTTTGCGGCTGCGGAGGGCGCGGAGACGGACAAGCGTGAGCCTTGGCAATTGGAGCGGTGGCTGGATGCCATTGTGACTGACTACGCACCACGCGACTATTCTGGGGCGGCTGTCCCAACCAAGGCCGAAGAACCTGTGACGGACGTTGCAAAAGCAATCGCCGACAGAATCAAAGACACCGAGCGCACGGAAGAACGAGAAAAGTTCGGGCGTCCGGCTGCTCGTGAGGGAGCCGAGTTGGGGGAGTTCTTGGGGTTGGGTCCGGCCAAGGACGAAATCCAGTCGTTTATGAACTCCCTTGAAGGTCTGTCTAAAGCACAAGTGGACAACTTGCTTGACGCGCGATCGTTTCAGATCGAGATCAATGGGGACATAGCCGCCGCCGATAAGCTCATGCGCGAAGAAGCGATGGCTGGCCTTCAGGCCCATCATGCCGAGATCAAGAGTCTGGAGGATGTCAAGAAATTGCAGGAGGTTCAGGCAAAGGCCGGATCTCTTGAGGAACGTCTTTTTGCGGACGCCGACGCCTCGCAAATTATGCGGGCGCAATACGACGGCATAAAAAACGCACTCGATGCGGGGACTTTATCGGCCCAGATGTATTCGGAAAAACTTGCCCGAGTATCAGTGGCATACCAAAGCGCGGGGTCTATGGCTGACCAGCTTGCGAAGGTCAAATTATCGGAATTCCAGCAGCAAAAACAGGCTCAGGAGGGAGCAAAGTCGTTCCAGACGCAATACGAAGACCTGCAAAAAGCGTTCTTTGATGGCACGCTGAACACGTCCCAGTACCGCTTCGCGATCAAGGATCTGTCGGAAGCAATGCGGGCATCGACTGCTGCGGCTAAGGCAGAAGCAGCAGAGAAAAAGAAAGCGGCCGCTCAACGCAAACGCGATTTAGAGAATGTCAAGAGACTGACCAAGGATGCCTACAAAAATACAACAAGTCAGCAGCCCGGCCAGCAGATCGCAGAGGGGCCGATGGATCAGCTCCAGAAGGCTCACGCGATGGCGATGGCTCGCGTGCAGCTTCTCGCCCCGACGAAACTGTTTGGTCGCAACATTGCCGGTTTCCGGCTCGGCGACATAAGAAAACGTCGCGAGGAGTTCCAGCGGGCGGTCTCGGACGTGAACAACATACAGCGAATGATTGAGGAGATGAGAATGTCGGCGATGCGTGGGCCGGTGATGGCGATGGCGGCAAACGCCCCGGTATTCGGGCAAGGCGTGGGCGACCCCGGTTTGGTAACTCAACAGGGGAATGTTACTATCAGTCTGCCCAACGTGAGCCGCGTGAACAACGAGGACATCGCTACGCTGTCCGACCGTCTTGAGGAGTATCACGAACGGCAGGGCAGCCGGAGAGTGTAGATGCCGCGGTCGCTGAACCTGCCGGACTCGTTCGCCGCCGAAATGACCCGAGTGGGTGGGTCGTTTCCCCGGTTCGTCTTAGGCATCGACTACGACGGCACGTTGCGTTACTACAGCGATGTCGCCATCGCCACCGCCGACCTGAACGCGGACGGGAAGATCACGGACTGGGGTCAGCTCCAGTTGCAGGCTCAAGCCGGATCTGTCGGTGGTCACCAGAACATCTCGTTGACCATCGAAGACAGCGACCTCACCCTGCTCGATGAGTTCACCGACTGGCCGGGCATCCAGACGCGGGCCTGCTACATCTTCATGTATTACGACCCCGCCCCGACCGGGGGTGGCTGGGACGACCGCATCACTCTGTTCAAGGGTGTGGTCGGACCAGCGGTAAAGTTCGACGAGAAGACGGCGACGTGGAATATCACGCTGGTCGATATTGGGAAGAAGAACAACCCGACCATCGGCGTGCCGTGGACCCGACAGATATTCTCGTCCATGAACTGCGGGACGTGCCAACAACAGGCGGAGTCGAGCATCATCCCCATAGCCTACGGCGACCCGGTGATGGGTGTGCGCGGGTGTGCGATCCACCGACCCGGCTACGGGTCCGTGTGTCAGGCTGAATGCACGGTCTATCCATACTGGGCGGAGGTTGAACCGTGTCGATTGGACCCAGTTGACCTCTGGTTCACGATCTGCGAGAGCCGGATGTGGCAGTTCGAGACGGGCGAGCAATGCGTCGCTGTGCAAGGAAGTACATGGTGGATGGGCGTCGATCAGTGGGTCGGCGAGGGCCACGAAATCATCTGCGGCAACCTGCACTCCAACGGGCTGTTCGAGATATATGACATCCACAACCAATCTCATTTCTCTTGGGATGCCGGGAGTCAGCGGGACGCGCGTGGATCATGGGCGGCGACCGGGCGAGGCAGTTATTACGTCACGGGGGGCATCAAGTATCTCACTGTCCCGAAGAATGCGTTTGCCGATTGGACAAATGGTGGAGCAGGCTATCAGGGAGCGTTGACCGTCTGGGTCAACTGTAGCGGTGGCTGGATGCCATACACCTCCACTGAGTGGGTGTCGGTGTCAGCGAGTCATGTCGCCTTCGCAAGCACTGGCGGTGGCCCCGGTGATTTCACCGATCCGTGCCCGAACAACAACTATCCGTTCGTCGCGGTGTTTGGACACATGCAGAACGGAGTCCACCATCTCGGCTCGAAGGTGATGGCGGGTGACCCGTTCGTGTATGCCGTCAACTTCTTGCCCAGCGAGTCGGTAGACGCGCTTTACTTGGCCGACGCTGGGTTCATCGACAACAGCCTTTGGTCAGCCAACCTCAACGACAAGACGTATAACGTAGCACTGAAACGTGATCCGAGCGACGAGGGGATCACGACGGTTACCTTCCACGGGTGGTTCCAGCACGCCTACTGGTTGGGGAAGATGATCTATGGCGAGGCGACGCTGGATTCAATCGTAGCCAACCTCAAAGGGATCATGGGCCACCCCGATCACCGGGCGAATGACGGCACCGCGTTGTCCAACCCGGTAGACATCATCGAGGACTATCTGACCAACCCGTTCCTCGGCAACACGCCCTATTCGATGCTCGACACCGCTGCGTTCGATGTGGCGAAGGATCGGTTGGAGGCGTTGACCGACGACATTGCCCCGAGCAACGACCCGCAGGGTCTCCGGTTCGCCTTCGCCCAGTACGAACCGGAGGAACTCAACAAATACATCCAAGAACTGGCGTTCCACGGGACGATGTTGTTCTTCTGGGATATGGGCTTGGCTACCCTGTCGGCCATATTCGCCGTGTGGGAGCAGGACGACACGGTCTTTGAATTGAACGAGTCGAACCAATCCGACGACACGTTCGCGTTCGAGATGCTCGACATCGAACAGGCACCGACCGAACTGGTGGGCGTGTTCTCCCCGTGGACGAGACTCTACAACCAGTTGGGACAATATCGAGGGGTGAGGAGCGCGACCCAGAACATCATTCGCCGCTCCGCGGATGCCGAGTTGTTCCGTCCGCGTAAAAGCGAGGAGTTGACGCTGTGGATGTATCAGGAAGTCTACTCGGTCAATTACGTTCTGGAGACGTGGCTGCGGGACCGGGTGAACACGAGTGCGAGGGTCAGTGCGTCGGCTCACCTAGACGCGATGCACCTCCAGCCCGGCGACATCATCGACATCCAAAGGCAGAGCGGTGTGCCGAAGGTGTTGTTACACAAACTGGCGAGGGTTGAATCAGCGAGCCAAAGCATCGGCGACCCTCGCGGGGACAAGTCGGGCGAGATCAGGTTCAAGGCAGTCGTGCGGTTGACCGACTTCGCCATCGAAGCGGCAATAGTCATCCAGCAGGATTGCGACGACACGGTTGACGGGCCGTTGGTCACCACTCCACCACCGTCACCAATTTCCGGCACCACCACCGTTCTGCCGACATCGACGACGCTAACGACTCCTCCGGTCACAACGCTGCCAGCGACCACCACCACCGCACCGATCCCGCCTACGACCAGCACGACCACGACGACCACGCCACCCACCTGCGCCGCGTCGGGCGACTGTGCGTGGAAGTATGACCCGACGCAGGCCAGCGGGGGAAATCCGTGTTGGCCTTGGATTCTGATTGACAGCGATTGCGGTGCGGGCGAGTTCTGCCACCCGATCTACAGCGGTGGCGCGGGGAATGGTTGTCCGGCTGGGACACCGGGATTCCTTCAGTGTACGAACACGCCGTGCCAGACAGCCACGACCGTAGCACCGACCACGACAACGACAACCAGCACGACGCTCACCACACCGGCTCCGAACTGCACGACCGAGACGTGTTATTGGCACTGGACGGTCGGGACCAACGGCATCGGCGTCTACGTTCTGAACCCGCTGAGCAACACCTGCATCGCCATTTCGGGGTGTGATTGTCTGGCGACACCTCCGATTGCGTATGCCGGGATGACTTGGACGGCTCCGTGCGGATCGGGATGGGCGACGACGACCACCACAACGACCACGACCACGACTTCAACTTCGACAACCGCCACGACCGCGATGGGGTGCATGGGCACTTGCGGGTGGGAATGGGCCGGAAGTTACGACCAGCAGGGCAACCCGCTGTTTGGGTCGTGGGTACTGGTCGTCAACACCTGCATGGGCGATGTCGCGTGTGGGTGTTGTGAACCGGCATTGGCCGGTGGTGGCGTCCCACCGGGCCAACCGAGTTACCAGATGGGACAAGTTCAACCGGGGACCGTTTTGTGGTTCTCGTGTCAGGCAACGGACTGCGTCGCGGTAGACGATGACCCACCACCGCAGACATCGACAACCACGACGGTTCCACCCGTGACGACCCCGGCGGCAACCACCACGGTCACGACCAGTACCACCACAAAGGCTCCGACGACCACCACGACCGCGTCACCTCACGGGACTTGCACAGGTCTCTGCGTCTACTGGTGGAGTAAGGCGAGTTGCTCCGGTTTCTGTCATTACAAATGGGACGCGACGCTGGCCCGATGGGTCATCGAGTACACGGACAAATGCCGCTCAAACGGTGGGGCCGAGTGCGAATGCGACCCGTATGATCCCGTTGCGGTTGACCCGTACAATCCACAGCCGGACGGTCGGCGAACGGACGGTAGCGGCAACCCGCAGAACACGTCCTACCTCAGTAGATGCACCTGCAAGGACGTGACTGGTGAGGGAAGCACTCAGATACATTGCGGTTCGGGATATGTTCTCGGGCGGTCAACCTGCGCGGGGACCGACATTTATTGCGTTTGCCCGAATCCGGGGACGAAGTACCGGGGCGATAGTCTGACGGTCTCGTGTACTAGCGTAGCGTCGATATACGCCACGACGACCACAACAACCACTACTACAACAACCACTACTACCACAACCACGACCACCTCCACGACAACGACCTCCACGACAACGACCTCGACAACAACCACAACCACGACGACAACCACGACTACCGCCGCTCCCACCACTACCACCACGACGACGACCACGACTACCGCCGCCCCGACCACAACAACGACGACGACGACAGAAGACCCGTGTGCCGAGACGGGCACTTGCACGTTCACTTGGAACGCTTTGCTTTTGATGTACGAGGAAACGGGCGAAGCCTGCGAGGAGGGATATCACTGTCCTGCTCCTCCGGTCAGCTACGAGGGCGACGAGTGGATCGACTGTTGTAACCCGATCCCCTAGTGGCTTGACGGTGTTGGGGATTGTGATAGCTTACGTGCTATGTCCGGTCTTCAATTTGATACAGGTGCCCCAGTTCCCCATCTGGTCGTTGACGACTTTGCCCCAGCGTGCGTCATTCGTGCTGCCGCCAAGACGTGGCCTGACGAGACATGGAACTGGTGGCACAAATATGACGATGAGACGGCACTAAAGTTTGCCACGATGGGACGCGCTCCCTTCCCCCCTGCATCGGCCCTGCTGCTGGACCGCATGGCTACGCTAGACGTAGCTAACCTGTCTCCAGATGCGTTCCCAGACCTGTCTTTCCACGCAGGCGGAATGCACACTCTCCCCCCCGGTGGGTTTCTCGGGCGACACAAGGACGCCGAGATTCACCCCCTGACAGGATGGTCCCGTATCCTGAATGCCATCCTGTTTATCGAGGGTTCTGGAGACCTGTATCTGGACAAGGACGGCAATTACAACATTCATCCCGTGCCGGGGAGACTCGTCTTGTTTGAAACGAGGGGAGCGTGGCACGGAGTAGAAAAGACCAGCGAAACCAGAAAGTCGCTTGCGGTCTACTGGTGGGCCGACCGGCAGGAGCAGGGAGCCGAGAGGGCGGTGTTTGAATGACGGGACCGGGCATCGGTCGCAAGGCGTGGAACTTCGGAAAAGCTGTCGTGCGTCACGCGGCTGACGGGTTTCATCGGGCTGATGACGACGTGGTGGAAAAGCGGGAGGGGCTGTGTAACGCCTGCCCGGCAAACAAGAGCGGGGAATGTGAGCTTTGCGGGTGTCTGGTCAATCTCAAAGTGACGTGGCGATCCGAGAAATGCCCTATGGAGATTTGGTGAAATGGCCCGAGTAGACGACATCAGCGAAACATTTGATACGCATGGCGTAGAAGGCTTGAAGGCAGATGACGTGGAGCATCTCCTGAACGAAGTGACCGAATTGCAAGCAATCTATGACGGCGTGACGCTATGGATTGAAAACACATACGCCTATTTCAACGTGGACCCGAAGATTGTTAGTTCCGAGAGCGACGCTATCGAGCTGTTGGAAGGCATTGCCGGTCTGTTCAAGGAAGCTATCGGAGAACTGTGAAGGCAACGCACGAACAGGTGTCGGCCTACTACGAGGTCATCGTTGAGATCGTGAAGGGCTGCGCGTTCGAGTCGTTTCTGGAAATAGGAATCGGCTGCGGGGTGCTGACGGGGAAGCTGTCTCAACAGTGCCCGATGCTCAAGCAGATCACCGGAGTTGATATACACGACGGCGATCCGCCGCCGCCGGGCGTCGAGTGGATCAGGGAAGTGGGCAGCGATGACTTCTTTCGCGACGATGGCCGGACGTGGGACGCGATCTTCATAGATGGCGACCACATGAGACCGCAGACGGATCGGGATGTTATCAACGCGATGCGAGTGCTGAACGACGACGGTCTGATTTTCATGCACGACACCTACCCTCCGAACACCGACCCCCACACCACGAGCTGGCTGGTGTGTGGGGATGTCTACAAGACCTATCTCGCGCTGGCCGAGAGGACTGACTTGGAAGTTGTGACCCTGCCGCTGTGGTGCGGACTGACAATCGTGCGGCGAGTCCACGAGCGACGCCTGTGGACTATAGAGGGGCAATGAAGGCAACCGCTGACCAGTGGACCGCATACTACCAAGTGATCGTCGAGATCGTGCGAGGCTGCGCGTTCGAGTCGTTCTTGGAACTGGGAATCGGCGAAGGTTATCTGGCCGGGTATCTGAAATCTCATTGCCCATCCCTGACCCAGATCACGGGCGTTGATATCTCCTCATATCACACTCACCTCCCCGCCGACTATGTGACACCCGAGGGAGTCGAGTATCTTCACGATACGCCGACCGACCAGTTCTTCGCCGAGGATGAGCGGGGGTGGGACTGCATCTTTGTCGATGCGCTCCACGAGCATCGCCAAGCCACCCGCGATTTCACCAACGCGATGAGGGTGCTGAACGATGACGGGTTGATCTTCCTGCACGACACCTACCCGCCAAGCCCAGCGAGCCTGCTGCCGCTGGTATGCGGTGACGTTTACAAGACCTACCTCGAACTGGCCGAGCGGAATGACTTGGAAGTTGTGACCCTCCCGCTTTTCAACGGGCTGACAATCATCAGGCGAGTGGACGAGCGACGCCTGTGGACAATGGAGGAGAACTGATGGCAGACTTGAAGCTGACGGTGGGCATGGCGGTGTATAAGGACTTCGCCAACCTCTGGTCAACGCTGACCGCGTTGCGAATGTATCATCCCGAGATTCTGGAACTGCTCGACATCGTCGTCGTGGACAACGCTCCCGATACACCGGACGGCGAGCGGTGTAAAGATTTCGTCGAGAATTGGGTGGCGAAGCAGCCGGGGTTGGGCGGTGCGCGGTACTTCCCGTTTTCTGAGTTCAACTCGACGGCGGCCCCTCGCAATCATGTGTTCGATGTCGCCGACTCGCCGAACGTGCTGGTGATGGACAGCCATGTGATGATCGAGCCGGAGGCGGTGCGGCTGCTGATCGAGTGGTACGACGCCAACCCCGACACCCTCGACCTCTATCACGGGCCGCTGATATACGACGACCTGCGGCACGCCTCGACGCACTTCCAAGACGAGTGGCGATCTGAAATGTGGGGGACGTGGGGAACCGACGAGCGGTATCAGTATGAGCGTCGGGTCGAGGTCACGAAATCCGACAGCGGCGAGGTAGCCGTTCAGGTTCACAGAACCGAGTGCGAGCCGTTCGAGATCCCCGGCATGGGGCTGGGGCTTTTCACTTGTCGCAAAGATGCGTGGTTGGGATTCAATCCCGAGTTCCGAGGCTTCGGCGGTGAGGAGATGTACATCCACACGAAGTACCGGCAGCTCGGCCGCAAGGTCTGGTTGCTGCCGTGGCTGCGGTGGGCGCATCAGTTCGGTCGTCCCGGCGGCGTCCCGTACCCGTTGTCGGTCGAGGACAAGTTCCGCAACTACCTGATCGGGTTGGGCGAGCTGGGGCTGCCGCTGCGTCCTGCTGTCGATCATTTCGAGGAGAAGCTGGGCGCGGTGAAGGTTGACCAGATGTTGGCCGACCGAGGGACGAGCCGGGACAAGATCGACGAGGGACTGGCTCCGGTGATGCCGGGCGCGTCTGCACGCGGGCCGGATGACAACCGGGTCGTGGACCCCCAACGCGACGAGATGATGCGGCGAATGATGGAGCAGATGCAGATGATGACGGTCGAGCGGGACCGATTGAGTGAGGAGCGCGACAAGGCAATGGATCTGCTGGCCCAAGCGCAGGCGTTGTCTGCCGAGAGCCACCACCGGAGGACGGCACCGTGAGGATTCTGGGTTGCTGGTACACGCACTTCGATCCGCTGAATCTGGATCGGGACCGGGCATTGCTGGAATGCTCTCTGCGGTCAGTCGAGAAGATGGCGGCGGCGTCCGAGAAGTGTGAGCCGGTCATTGCCACCTGCGTCTGGAAGCCGCTGGGGTCGCTCAACCGCTTCGAGGAGTTCGTGCATTGGCACCGGCACGCGAGCCACCTGTGCATCGCCCAGCAGATCCTTCGCATCCTCTACGAGATGGAGGAGCGTGGCGAGCAGTTCGATTATGTCGCGCTGCTGGAGCATGACGTGATGTACCCGCACGACTACTTCGACCGGATTGCCAACGCTGTCGAGTCCACCGAAGACGAGGGCAAGCTGCTCGCGATTGTGAAGGCAACCTACGGCGGCGAGGATGTCACCGAGTCGGTTGACCGATTGGCGTTCAGCGGTCAGGAGTTCAAGGCGAATACTGACCTAACCGGAGGTCGAGATCCGCAGCCGGGCGTCCTCAAGGATTTGGTGATCGACTACGAGGCCGAGGCCGGTGAGCGAACTCAGGCGTGGAGCGAGGGGCTGACGGTCGCGTTCCCGAGAACGAAGCCGGTCGGCATCAGTCATCTGGACTACATCGGCCTGCGGGAGACGGGATGGTGCGAGGCTAACCAGCGGGACGAGCCTCTGCACCAGATGAGCTGCACTTGGGAGATGGCGTTGTGGCACTTCGAGCGAGTGTGCCGCGAGTGCGTGGTGAGGGGGTCGCGGCTGCTGGAGTTCAACGACCTCATCAACTGCATCATCCCCTATCAGGGCGACTCGCCATCTGTTCACATCAACCACGAACGGACCTTCACCAGTCATCGGAACATCTACGCCGACGAAGGTCGCCCGTCGCATCCTTATTGGGGTGAGTCGTCGGAGTATTGGAACGAGGAGTGGTTGAAGAATGAGTGACTGCCGACACCGACAGGGGATGACACGACACGAGTTCAGCCGCACCGACGATGGTAGTATTGCCGAGGTCTTCGGTTGCGAGAAGCACGGTGGATGCACGCTGGTCGACCACGGGGTGACGATGATGGACCTGATGGCTCCCGCCGATCCCAACGGCTGCGATCACCGGGGCGACAAGATTCGCGAGGCTGAGGGAACCTGCTGTTCGGGAGGACCGATCATCGTCTACGCCTGCGCAATATACAGTGAGTGTGCCCCCACTGGTGGACCCGGCGGTGAGCGGGCGTGCGTGCGATGCCACCGGCACACCCAGAAGGAACGCCGGTTGATGGTGTGTGATCGGTGCGTGGACAGGCAACAGTAGTTGTCAAAAAAAGAGAATGGTCCCACTTGCCCGTATAGGATTGATGGGATATTATCGTTTCATGAAAGCAACGACGACGACATCCCCGATGTTGAAGTTTCTGTCTGACAGGGTGCGAGAGCGTCGGGTGGAATTGGGGATGAGCCAGAGCGAACTGGCAGACCAGATTGGGTGCTACCAGCCGGACATCAGCGAACTGGAGCATGGGAAAGCCAACCCGCGACTCAACCTGCTCCACCTGCTCTCATGCTCTCTGAGGGTTCCCCCCTCGCACTTCATCTTGGACGAGCCTCCCTGTAGGTAGAGGCACGATCTTTTTGAAAATCGGGGAAATTCCGACTTGTGCCTTCATAGAATAAAGACTATAGTGCCATGTGCCGATAATTGTTGATGGCAACAGCTTGTGTCGGCTTTCTCGTCAATTTCGGCCAAAACAAGGGAGCGGTCAGATGATTAGTCAGTTCAAGAAACAGCCTTCCCAGACCACCGGCACCCCGCTTGTGTGGACTCCAAGCCGCTCGGACGGGATTGGCATTCTCAGGGCGAACCGTGAGGGTGTGAAGTATGAGATCGCCGAGGCATTTGGTGATTTCGTTCTCTGGATTGGAAAGGGCGATAAGACGGGTCTGGTCGCCATTTCGGTGGACCGTGACAGGCTCAAGAGTGAGGCAGACATCTTTGCGAACCAACTGATCCCTTATGCGGAGGACTGCCGGTTGGATCTCGCAAGTCTCGTGATCGCTAACTCCGATCACATGGCGACCCTGTGGACTCTCTTGGTGAGTCCTGTTTTCAAATTCGATAACAGTGAGGTGAGGAATGCCGATCAACCGAAAGAGAAGTGAGGCGATGCGGCTCTCGTGGGCCAGACGGAAGGCTGCGGCGTTGAACGGGGAGAAGATTGAGGTGGGTCGAGTTGTGGTGGCCGTCAATCTTGCGAGAAAACTCGTCAGTGAGCTGAATGGCAACCGGGATGTTGCCCATGCACTCATCGACGGCACGGAGGACAACGACTAATGCTTGTCCTCAGTGTCAGAGAGGGGGAGAAGGTTCTGATTCGAGACGGCAACGGAACG